TTGTAAATGTCATCATAGAAACCATTGGCACCGCTGGTCAGAAGCGAAGCCCGCCCGGCAATCGATCCGTAAACATCAGCACCACAAGTCTTGGCATTCGCCACGACCGTGCTGGTAAGGCCCTCGTCGCTGGTCGCGCCTGCGATCTGCTTTAGGTGCATGGTGCGAGTAGTGTTGACGCCACTGAAGTCAGTGGACTGCGCTTGGCTCGCGTAACCCCAAACAAAGCTCGGGAGGACTGCGGCGTCGGAGTGGAAAAGACCACGGGATCGCGTGAGCGTCGCATCCTTCAGATCGGCCAAAAGCCCGTCAATCAAGTCCTGTGCAGTGGAGCTTCCGACAAAGAGCTTTTTGCGAAGCGACTGAGCCGTAACGCCAGCGGCCTGGACGTTGCTCGCGAGTTCGGTAAAGGTGTAGCCGACGCCTCCAAAGAACACCAACGCTGAAAGGCGGGTGATCGCTGTGCCCAAAAGCTCAGCTTCCAACATCGGGGCGACAAGGAGCTTTCCACCGCCTGAAAGGATGTTGGGGGACTGCGCGAATACCGCAAGGGCGGCTTCATAGACCTTGCTACCCGAACCCCACTGGGTAAGAACATCCGCAGGGTTGGTGTACACGGCGAAGGCACCCGTGAGCGCCACGACCGGAGTGTCTTTGGTAAGAACCAAAAGGTTGTTTACCGAATAAGGTGCCAGCCCTGCGGGGGGATTGGACACCGAAATAGTTACAATTTCACTAGGGGAAAGAATCGCCATATTATGCCTCCGTTTCTTCTAAAGAGAAGTCTATCGTATCTGGATCAAAATAGGTAGTGGGCACCGTCTGTTCATAGCCAGCCAATACATTGACCGTTACCACGGTCCGGTACAGGAGGGCCGCCCCCTCAAGTCCCGAGGCATCAAGCACCGAAACTGGAACCGCCCCAATGCGAAAGCCGTCGCGCTCCTGGACAAACTCAGAGTAAGGGGACCGTAAAGCCGCCAGCGCCTCCGGGAGTCTATCAAGCGCCGAGGTATCGCGGGAAAAGAGATTGATCGTAACCGCCTCTTGCATAAGCTGACTCGCGGTTACCGTGTCTCCGTTGCTCCTGGAATTGTTGCCGTAGGGTTTCAGCCACATCCGCTGTACGCTAATGAACAGCCCGCTTGTGGTTGGGATGTTGCGGCGCTGATTGTAAGTCCAAACCTGGTCCGCTTCCAGACCCATGGACTTTTGCAGAATATCAGCTATGCGTTGTAGCAAGTTCAAGCTATAAAGTCCTCAACAATATGATACTCGTAATACCCGTATTCCGAGTAATCTAGTTTGGCGTCCACGCGATATCGGGTCCCTCTCAATATGATAACATCATTCACGGCCAAATTGAACTCGACGGTAGCGTAAAGTGCCTCCCATCTCCACGCCCGCTGGCCTTCGGGCTTTTTGTCAAGCTGTTGCGCTTTCAAGGGCACCCGGACGCCGCGGAACTCCATTGTTGAGAATTTCTCAACGGTCATGTAGTCCTCTTGGGATTGGGTTACAACCTCGCAAGTCATGGTTTGCATCCACGCCATTACCGCGCTTCCCATGTATGGCAACATTATCGCACCTCGTAGGTTATGGCTTTGTATAGCCGCTCTTTGTCAATCAGGGGAATGTCGTGCCCCTTCTTGGCGATGGTTGACGGCGCGAGCGGAACCCACCGGCCCCCTCCGCCTGAGTCAATAGTAGACTGCACATATCCCACCCACCGCGCTCCCGCCGCTACGATCATCGGGTCCACCTCCCCGGAGAGCATTTGCCCGACGATACCATCTGCCGCCCCCTCAACATATGCACTCTCGTCGTCACGATGCAAGTATGACGACCATAGCAAAAACGACCGGGCAGGGATAGATACCGTGCCCAACTCCTGGTAGGCGGCGTACTCCGCAATCGGGACCCCACGGTCATTGGTGCCAGCGTTCGCGAATACCCCAATGGCAATTTTGGTTTTTGCGAGAGTGTCAATCGACTTCTTTAGGTTCTCGATAGCCTTCTCAACATCATCAACTTGTATTCTGATCACGGCTCACCCCCTACGCGGTAGTGGCCCCTTGCTGAACCGTCACCCGACCGATCATTCGCGGGTAAAGCATCAGAAGATAATGCTGGCCGTAGCGAGTTGTCGAGTACCCACTCAGTATCGGGTTCTCCGCTACCCAGGCGGGGACCGAATAGGCTTCCAGAACCGCCCCCACGCTGCGCGAAGCCACGGGGAAGAAAGGCACTGAGTTCTTACCTTGGAGCGCCGTTTGCAAATTTGTGCAAAGCTGGTGCGCTGCAAGGTAGAAAAATGCTGTCTGGTCGTTTGGGGTTTCAAAAAGCGTCGGGTTAAAATTCATGGTCGCTTCGCTAAACGCTCGGTTTAGGTCGGCATCCGTGATCCCTGTAGAAGGCGAACTGCTGAAAACAAAATCCCGCGAAAAATAGGTTTTGAAATCAGCAATCGCATAAGCCATTAGATGACCCGGAGTTCAGGGTACATCGCCATTAGTTGCACTGCAACGTCCTCGGGGAGTTCCAGAACTTCATTGTACTTCAGAACGCCATGGGCGGTAATGATATCGCCCAGGCGTTGTGAAAGAACCTTAACTGTCTTTTCTTCCTTCTTTGCCATTGTCCCACCCTATTAGGTTGCGGTGTTGTCGAAATACTGAAGCTCTTTCGGACGCAGGAGCACCAGTCCAGTGAACTGAGCGTAGGCCGCATTCTCGAAAGTGAAGCCATTAACAGTACCAGCCATAGTCTGGGTGTAGTCCAGAGGCAAGTCCAACTTGAGAGAAGTGGGATCGTAATTCAGCAGCACATAGCGATTGACGGCGCTCGGGTGAACGGCCTTGTCATTGTAAGCGGTGCTGAGGATCTGGAAGTTGGGGTTCTGCGTGACTTCGCGGAAAGCCTCAGTGAGAAGCTGCAAACGCGACTTGAGGGGATAGTCGGCATTGGGGAAGTTACAGAGGCCCAGGCGATCCTTCTCAGGGATGATGAAGTGCGTTGGCATTGCGGTGTAGTTGGTCGCAGCGCGGTAGTTTCCAATGATCGCACCGGCAAAGGTGTTAAACTCCGCCGAAGTCATCACATTAAGACGCTTGGTGATCGTCGTGGTATCAGCCGAAACAGCAGACTGGTTCAGAAGACCAGTTTCGCTCTTGCCGCCGAAGAAAGCCCACTTCTGAAGACCGAGTTGGAACTCCTTGCGGCGTGCCATTTCACGGGTTTCGATAAGCGAGAACATATTGTTGACTTGCGCGGCTTGGTTAAGCTCAATAAGCGAATACTGAACTGCCTTTGCCCAGGTGATAACGTTTTGGTACTGAGCTTCAAATTCCGCTCCAACCAGACCAAGGCGGGCTTGGTTGCTGGCGTGCGAAATGAGACCAGACTCGAACCCTTCGCCGGAAACAGAGGCTTTCCAGTTTAGAACCTGGTTCATGAACGCGCCGTTGCCTTTCACGATAGGCATATACGACGCAAAATCGATCTCATAAAACTTCTGGGTAGTGAGCTGCCCGCTAACTGCGGTCAGAGTGGAAACTACTTGCTCATAGCCAGAGGCGTTGAGCTTCATATCAGAATCAAGAATACCGGCCATGTTAGATCCTCCCTGACCTAAATTATTTTTCAAGCATAACGCGAATGAGATTATCCGCGGTGCCGTTCTCCAAAGCAATACCAATCTTGGCACCAGTGGACTTGGTAGCCACCTTGCCGGTTGCGGGGACGTGCTCAAGAGCCGCGCCCGCTGTAATTGTTGCGCCAGCCATGACGGGGACGATAGTGGTCACGAGACCCACCTCGATGATGTCCCCAACAGCAAACGATTCTTTCATAGGCTTGGAAAGCACCACGCCAAGCATATCATCCGAAGCGGCGGCGGTTACCACTACCTTGGAGACGTTCCCCTTGGTGGTGGACGAGAGCTTAACAAACTTTCCTGGGGTGATTGTATCCGTCGCAGTCGCCGAGTAAAACTCACACGACAAAACATTGCTGCCAGAAATCCGCTGGCCCAATACGTTAGACGGTACAAAAGCGTTCATCTCTGCCATGACTAGATCCTCCAAAAATTACTTTTTGCCATAGGCGGCTTTACCCGCCTCAACCATTTGGGCCAAACTCATATGCGTTACAGGCGCGGGAGTGGATTGAGCCTTGGCGTTTGCCTGCTCAAGTGAGTTGAAATGGACGGAGTTTTCCTTCTCCTCGTCCTTTTTCTTCTCCTCGTCTTCCGCGTTCTTTTTCTCCTCCTCGTCTTCCGCGTTCTTTTTCTCTTCTTCCTTTTTCTTCTCCTCGTCCTCTTCATTTTTCTTCACGAGGGCGTTGTACTTCTCCTCAAGTTCGTTGTACTTGGAGAGGAGCCCATTGTACTTGTCCTCATCACAAGCATTTTTCTTGATGAGTTCGATAACGGAGATCTCTTTTCCGTCATGCTCGACAACAAGATCTTCTGCATCATTAACTTTAACTTCCTCGCGCTTGCGCGTAAACAGCTTGCTCAGCATAATGCCTCCGATTGAAATTGCTTCTTTGATTGTAAGGGAGTTGGGGGTTGATTGCAAGGGGGCCGGGTCTGCGCCGTTATAGAACACCGGGTCCACGGCCATTTCATACCGGGGGTTTGCCACGATAGCAAGGTGCTCGTATGTCGCATTCAGCACTTCCCTGTCATAGGGAATGGCGTTGAACGTGCCCGCGGGGCCGCCCTCGGTAATCCGGTAGGCGGTTGAGATGCCCCACCCACTTTCCAGTTTAGTCACGGCGTCAGCGTCATCCACAACGAAATGCGCCTCCCACTCCCCATTCTCGATTGGGTGAAAGTCCGCCACACGCCCCACGACAACCGTCTCCACGTTTCCCGAATCCACCATGACGTGATTAACCACTACCGGGATGCCGTGTGCGGTTTCAGCCATTTTGGCTAGGACCTCGGGGGCTAAGTAGACCATCTCATCAGAATACTTGCATGGCCCAGGTCGCATGGCCGCCATTTTGATTACTTTGCCCTTTATGAGTTTCATAAGTAGCCCTTAGTTATTTAGTGATACAGCGATACACCTACAGTTAAAATCCTCCTGCGGGTGCGCCCTGCGCCCTCGCCCATCCACTACGGGCCGCGAGTCCCACCTCTGTATAGTATCATGCAATACACGGTGATTGCCATAAAACGGGTTAGCTCCCCCGGCTGGTCGGACCAAATCATCGTCCATGGTGATCCACCGATAATAAACCCGCCCGGCTTGAATCTCCGCCGCCCCGACGTGGTTATTCACCTCGATAGCCGTTTCCGAGCGGGCGACCATCTCTGCCCGGTACTCGCCAACCTGCTGGCGCTTCCGCAGGTAGGCTTGAACGTCCCCACCCTTGGCCGCTATCTGCTCAATTTTCTCCGCCGTGCGGGTGGCCTCGGTTGCCGCCCACCGTTTCATAGCCGCCCGGACCCGCTCATCGTAAGCGGGCATCCGCATTACGTCCACTCGCGAGGGCGTGAGGGCCTTGGCTTCGAGGGCTTCGCCCGCCGCCGCTTCCCCGAGGTCCGTGAGCGCCGACCCAGAAAGGAAAGCGTCCACCAGGGTTGGGGCCAACATGAGCGCCGCCATAAGCGCCTTTTTCAGATCATCATCCTTTTTGGCGTAGCGTTGCGCCAGATCCGCCACGCGAACCGGGAGCAGGTGAAGGGGGACTGCCCACCCGCGCTTGCGAACGTCCCACTGCGCCCCATGCTCTTTCAGGTAAAGCGACACCTCCGCAGGTATTTCACCCACGAAAACCCCATCCACATACCGTAGCTTCCCCATATGAAACAGATGCTCCAAGGTTTCCCTTGGGAGCGAGTTCTCCATTATGAGGTTCCGAAGTGGTGCGTAAAATTCGCGAACAGCCTTGCGTAACAGGATTTTGGTTGGGAGGCTTAACTTCTCATCAATCACGGTGTCAGCACCACCGAGGCATCGGTGTTCCCGCCTGGGACCGTGCTCATGGCCCCACGCATTTCATTTAGCTCCTCAATCGTCATTGCGCCCGCGGGGTCAATCGCATTGGGGAACACCCCATAGGTGTTGATCTGCTCAACCGCAGTCTCCGGCGTGATAAATCCATTCTGGAATGCCGCAATAACGCGGTTAAGCTCCTGGGTTTTGAGGGCCGACTCGTCCACGGGGGACGTTTCGCGCAATGGCTCAAAAGCAAATTCTAGGCCCTCGGGGACAAACCCGAAAAGCACCATGCAGTAAATTTCAAGAATTAAGTGGATATCCGCCCGGCACTTCGACCGGATCTCGGTTTCAACCATGCTGTTGTAGTTCTCGATATCCGCATCTCCGGTGGAAAAACCCGAGGGGGAAAGCCCAAACAGCTTGGTAAGCGGCATCCGGCAATCCGAAGCCAAATCAATTCGCATCTGCCCGGCAATCTCCGCGAGGCCGCTGAACGAAAGTTGTTTCTGTTCGTATTTATCTTCGGAGTCAATGGCAAGTGCGTTCTGATAATTCTTAAGTCGCGCCGCCGCCGCAATATGGTTGGCGAGCTTGGTCTGCCCATCTTGTGTCATGCAAGCGGAGTTCATGCCGCGGATAGCGAACACATCCACCTTGGCCTCGTCCAAAAGCTCATAAGTCACATTCCGGTTTTTAAGGAAAATCGAGTAGGCGGAAACAAGCCGCTCCACTTCGC